TTGTCAAGGGGGATTCGGGTCGAATCATAGGCTTGTCAAGTAGGATTCGGGCTGAATCATTGAATCATAGGTCAGGAAGTAATGTATCATCCATATACCAATCATATAATGTAAAAGAATTGTAAAAATGCGATTAGAGGGGTCTGGCGGGCGATTCTAGGGGGGTATGGCAATTGCCTATACCCTGCTATCAATAATCCGTTCAGTGTACAGATGTTCACTAGTGAACGCCAGAACTGTAAAGAGACTTGGCACGGTCTCTGCTACGCACGGGCGTGCGTCTAACCAAAAGGGCCAGCCCCGTGGCACGCTGGTGACTCGATCAAAAAATAACTGAAAATAGATGTTGAATCGGCCACAGGTGGTTCTAGGTTCACATATGTCAGCAGGGCCTACGGGCCTAACGAGGAACCCGCCTCACCTGCCGACCTGTTCATTCTAATTCGGAAATTCTCCCCACGCTGGCAATCGAACCAGAGGGCCTTCCGTAAAATCTAAAGGACGAAACAACGGGCGAGCAATCGCCCAGTGTCTAGAGGTTACACCTCTACTGACGAGTCCTAGTCAGAATTAAAACGGACACGGTTGCCAGTCTGTCACTGGCCTTCCCTCACGGGTCGTATTCAAACCAAAAAAACGCATATGGTCTCCCCCGAAACCCTCAACGCAACTGAAGTCGAAATCGTGGACGCACCCGTCCGACAGTCGGCACAGTGGGATTACAAAGTCGAGCAACAGCCCCTGTTCGCCAACGGAATCGAAACCCGATTCTTCGCCAATGTCCGCACGGACACGGGTGAAGCGTTCGGCATCGTGACCGACCGATACAAGGTGATGCAGAATTCGGAACTGCTCGGTTCGATTGAAGAAACCTTCCAGTCCCGTGGCCTCGGAAAGTCTGTTCGCAAAGTGATGGTGACGCAGGGCGGTGCCCGTGTTCACGCCAACTACCGATTCGATGACATCGGATTCAAAGTTGGAAACCAAGACATCGTCTTCAATCTGCGTGTTCAGAATTCGTTCGATGGTTCGCTCCGTGTCGCTCTGGCGGTTGGCCTGTTCCGACTCATCTGCTCCAACGGTGCTGTCGCTCCTCTGGACGCAATCAATCTGACCAAGAAGCACACGGACGCTCTCTCGCTGGAATTCGCAGGTGGTGCGGTTGATAATGCGATTGAGAATTTCCACCGCACGGCCCCGATGCTGGAGGCGATGGCCCGCACCCGTCTGACCGATATCGAGGGTCACAAGGTTCTGAATGGTCTGGTGGTTCGCAAGGAACTGTCCGAACGCCAGTCTGACGAAATCCGTGACATCTGGAACGCTCCGACCCACCGTGAAGATTCTGAACGCAATCTGTACAACCTGTGGAACGCCACGACCCAGCATCTGACGCACACGGTCTCTGGAAAGAAGTTTGAATTGGCCGACCGCATCAACCGCAATGTGACGCAGACCCTCGGACGCTCGGCAATGGCTGGCAGTGTCTCGTCTCTGATGGTTGACGCTCTCGCCCCTCGCAAGCCCCGCACCCCCCGCATCACCCTCAACTGAACCAACCCGACAAAGGGGAAGGGAGCCAACGCTCCCGACCCCAGCGTCACCAAATCCTAACTACAAAATCCTATGTTCATCCTCATCACCTCGCAGTACTTGGAAGACTACGGCACCCGCCACAAGTTCAAGGGCGGTCACCTGTTCGCAATCGAGACCACCGACCTCGGTGACGCTCTCGCCACGGTTCACAAGCACCTCTGGAAGCAGAATCTGAATTGGCACACGCTCGGAATCTCGCTCGGAAAATCTCACGCTCCTAACATTGAGTTTCCGATTATCCCAGACTGCCTCAAGCCCCAGGAATTCGAGTTTGAATCGCTGGACGCTCTGGTCGCATCCGTTGACGAATGGGAGACCGTGATTCACCTCGGCTCTGACCGTGTCATCAAGACCATTGCCTCACGCATCAAGCACAGTTGGGAAATGCCAGACGCACCGACCGAACACGACTCCCCTGCCCGTCTGGAACAGGTTCTGGAACTGCCCTCGGACGATGCTAGTTGAAATCCTACAGGCCCTCGGAATCGTGGCCCTAGGCTGGCTGGTAGCAGTCCTAGTCCTCTGTCTCTAATCACAATCGCCTCGCCTCACCAGCGGGGCTTCTTTGTGCCTGTTTAGAATCGTTCCAACCCGTCTGAATCGCTGGTCTAGATTCCCCAGCCCGCCAGCAATCCAGACCACAATCCCAGCCCCGCCAAGGCACCGCCACGGCCCGACCCCAGCCAAGGGGATACGAGGATACCAACCTAGATATCAACGGCCCTCACAGGCCCAGCCAGACCCCTAGAATCATATCTGAACTTATGTTCACCGTCTTTTACTGACCAAGATTCTTGACTGTTCAAATCCGTTTGAACCTTTAGTTCTTTACCTTTAATAAGATGGTTCATTCCCAACTGAACCTAGGGGGCGGGGGGGGTCGTTCTTTATTCCCCGCACAGTCTTTTAGTCTGGTTCGCTCACATACTTTTTTAAGTATAAAAAGGCTATAGGTATAGACCTAGACTTGTAGCGACTACTTGTAGGAGCGTCAGAGGGGGTATGGGGGAGGTTAAATGGTCTTATGTCAAGCAGGGATTGGGTGTATAGAAGAAAAGTACCGAATCTGCTTGACGCATCTCTGTCTGGCCCCCTAATAACCCCCGTTGTTCGCCCCCTCAGTCCCCCAATTCTGGGGGAAGGGATTTTGAAATTCTAGTTGACTCGATAGCATTCTCAATGAATATAAGGTCGTTCATTGACTCTGCGGAGATTAGGTAGGTCTAAAGTCCGCAAATAAGCGGAGACTGACTTTGCCTTGTTAGCACAGTGGTAGTGCGACAGTTTTGTAAACTGTAGGTCGTTGGTTCAATCCCAACACAAGGCTGACTATAACGGGGCGTAATTAACCCAAGGCCAAGAGGTCTATAACTGACAGCAATGACCGAGGGCCGACCAATTTGGGTGCTGTAGGTGACTACAGGATGTGTTAAGTGTTAATACAGGTCATAATGGCATAATAGCGTAAACTGATTAACCGATACCATCGGTGGGGCTAAAATCCCACCCACCCCCTATTTTACGACCCTTAGTTCAACGGATAGAACACCCGCCTTCTAAGCGGGTCATCCAAGTTCGATTCTTGGAGGGTCGAGTTTACATCCAGTAGCGTAATGGTATCGCACCTGCTTTGGGAGCAGGGGTTTGCAGGTTCAACTCCTGTCTGGGTGACTTTCAGTCTTGTGGTGTAACGGTAGCACAGGAGTTTTTGGTACTCCTTGTCGGGGTTCAAATCCCTGCAAGACTTTTTACTGGGGGCGTAACTCAGCGGTTAGAGTGGAGTCTTTATAAGGCTTAAGTCGGTGGGTTCGACTCCCCCCGCCCCTACCAGTTGAAATCCAGATTAATCGCTTGACACCCCCGCAGGTGTCCCCGATATCTGCTCTATGAAGGAAAAGGCTATGTGCATCGCTCTCGGACTCTCCAGAGACCTCGTCAAGGAACTCCGTTCCTCGTATGAGAAGGGTACGCACTGGGATAAGGTCGCCTCCAAGAAGCCCGAACACCTCTGGGAGATTGAGTGGACTGACCTCGGTGTCTCGCTCCTCCGTGAGACCCTCGGCATCAAGGACGAAGAGTCCATCTCCTCCCCAGAAAAGAAACGGGGCACCGTGTACTGCAAGTACAGGAACCCCCGTGTCCTCGGTGTGATGCTGGAGGGTAAGGAGAGTACCGTCATCTGCCGTGACTCCGCTAAGTTCGGTATCGGGATGCCTGTCGATGTACGGTGGGATGGAGGACGCTGGGTTGTCGTCCGACACCCACGGTTCAACGGGAAGTACTAATATAAAATTTTTTAAATATGGCTACGCCAATTAATCAACCCTACTTTCACGCTAATCCTGCCTACAAGCAGACCACACCGTACATCCCGCCAGCGTACTTCAACCCTGCCGACCTGCCCCAACTGAACGACTCGTTCTCTCAGAACACACGGAAGTTCGATAGGCCAGTCAACCCAATCAAACAGGCGGCAACCATCGTTAAGCCCTACGAAGGGTTTAGGGCAAACGCCTACACAGACTCTGCTGGACACCTAACCGTTGGCTATGGTCAGCGGACAGAAGACCCCAATGCCGTCACAACGGAGGCGGCGGCAAGCCAGTGGATGTTCGACAGACTAGGCAAGAACCACCAGAAGTTGCTTCTGAACAATGTCGCCTACCGTGAGGCAAACCCTAACCAGCAGGGTGCGATGCTGGACTTCTCTTACAATGTCGGGACGAACTGGAGCAAGTACACAGACCTCAGTGCGTACTCTAAAGACCCGAAGGGTGCCCCGTACATCATCCAACTGCTTCCCGCCTTCCGTAAGGATGATAAGGGTGTCGAGCAGGAGGGCCTCACTAGACGCAGGGCTGACGAGGTCAGACTCGGAACCAGCAGAGACACTGAGAACTATTTCCCAATCCATCTAAAATGAAACTTCATTCAGCACTACCCAAAGAAGGTCTATTCTCCGTGGAAGATTCCAACGGCAAAAGACGCTGGGTTAATATCGGCCACAAGGTTGACGGGATGACCGTTGAGGGCTACAACTCCCAGAGCAACACCCTCATTCTTGCTGACGGTGGCAAGTTAAAGTCCATCGGGCTACAGGGTGGCACGGTGTTCGACAGCACTCTTCCAGATAGACAGACCGCAGTCGGCAAGGGGACTATGTCTGAAGCCGACCAGTCCCTCGCCAACACGATGGGAATGACTGGGGCAATGAGCGATGATGACCAAAAGGAATTGGATGCCGCTAAGGGAGCGTTGAATCAGCCCGACTACAATGTTGACCCAAAGTGGGTTGAGCAGACAAGAAAGAACTTTATGCAGGGTGAATACTTCAAGGCCAACCCACAGATTAAGGGTGTTCACACGCTTGAAGAGTACAAGGCTCTTGAGGCCACTGGCGGTCTTAATGATGGCATCCATATGGTTATGAAGAACGAGGCAGACGGTATCGGCCTAGACCACTTCTACCACGGCAATCCTGCTGACGACAAAACCCCTCCCCTCAATATGGGCAACCGCAACGACCCACGACAAGGCCCGCAAGGGTTGAAGTTTGGTGCCGACCCGTCTACCCAGATGCCTGTCGAAATGCCAAAGACATATCGATGAAATGTCTGACCCTAATGACATCGAAGACGAGGAAGATGATGAAATCCCATTTCACGAACTGATATGGCTTTTCAGCCCACTCCTCATCCTATCCTTATTTGTCCTACTCCAGAGGACATCAAAAGAATTACTGAACGATTTGGTGCAGACAAAGCAGTAGAAATCCTTAATCTCCGTGAGGATAAGATTCTGGCTGAAAAGTTAGACCCTTACCGACACGGATTTGACTTACCACACTGGAAAGAAGCCGACCAGTTGCTAAAAGAGAACAATGAAATTCTCATCCTAGGTGGTAACCGAGCGTCCAAAACGGAATGGGCCGCAAAAAGAGTAGTCCAGACGCTTATAAATATTAAAGATGCCCGTGTATGGTGCCTACACACCACGAATCAGTCATCTATTCAGATGCAACAGAATGTTATCTACAAATACCTGCCCGCTGAGTTCAAAGAACTGAAGAAAAACAAGATTCAGAATGTTCAGTACACTCAGAAGAACGGTTTCTCTGACAATACATTCATTCTACCCAACCACAGCCAGTGTTTCTTTATGAATTACGCCCAAAAGCGTGATGTCATTGAGGGTGGCGAGGTGGATTTGATTTGGTGCGATGAACTTGTGCCTCTAGACTGGATTGAAACGCTCCGATACCGTGTGGTCACCCGAAGCGGCAAGTTGGCAGTAACATTTACGCCCATCTCTGGGTACAGTTCGGTGGTTAAGGAGTTCGTAAGCGGCTCAAAGATACTTGAGACCAAGCCCTCACCGCTTCTCCCAGACAATATCAATGTGAACGGCTGTCCGAGAGGCACTATGCCCTATAAGGCCAAGTCGTACTCCCGTTCTGCGGCTGTTATGTGGTTTCACAGCCAACTAAACCCTTACAATCCATTTGAGCAGTTGAAGAAGACGCTTATGGGCAAGAAGTCCTATGAGATTAAGATTCGTGCCTACGGATGGGCCGACAATATCAGCGGTAGCCAGTTTCCACGGTTCAGCCCAGAGATTAATATCGTAAAGCACGAAAATGTCCCAGCCGAGGGCACGAACTATATGGTCACCGACCCCGCAGGTGCCAGAAACTGGTTTATGCTATGGGCTAGGGTGGATACAGAGGGTAATATCTATGTGTATAGAGAGTTTCCAGACGAGTCGGAGGGGGAGGGGG